TACAACTGTAATGGTACCTGCAGGTGCTGAAACTCCTGCCTTTAATTTACCTCCACCTGCACAATAGAAGTTGTCTCTTTGACCATTGTCTTTTAGGAATTTATACATTATATCTTCACCAGATGTATCATCTGTAATACTAATGAATTTATAAATGTCAACCTTGTTAAGTTTAAATTCATTGTCTGAATTTAAAGAAAGACCGGCCTCAGTTGTGTTGGCCGAAATTGTTTTAACTTTTTGTGTTAGTGTTGTATTTTCATACGCCAACACTGTAATTGCTGAGTTAAATGGCAACCCACTTATAGAAGCAGATAGACCATCTCCAGCAATAGTAATAGCCGCTTCAGAGAAAATTTCTCCGCTGCTGTCTACTGTAATCAGCCATTGCTCAGCATCAGTAAGAGTATTACTACCGGTAGAGTTAATGTTTGTTGCAACACCTGCACCACTTGTAGTATCGGTTTTTACTACACCAATAGTAGTAGTTAGATTAGAAATAGTCTGTACTCTATCCCTTGTTAATGGGAACAACAGATTATCATCAGTTCTGTCATAGATGTCAGTAGAACCCAAAACAGATACTAGGTTAGCATGATTATCAGAATCTGTACCTAATGATATTACATCTTTAATACCCTTTTGAGCATCGGTAATTCTTACATCAAAAACATGAATTCTATATTGATTGTTATATTCATCGATTTGTCTAATTCTTGCTGTACCAATGTTTACACCAGCAGCTGAATCAAAAGAACTAAGTTGATATTGATTTGATCCGGTCTTGTCAATAGTGTATAAATTCACAACCGAATAATCATCTATTTTACCAAGAAGCCCCCAAGCACTATCTGCCAAGAAATAACTACCATAACGCGCCGAAACAAATTCATTGGTTTCTGTGTGAATGTCGTTTACAAGAGATCTTGGTTTTTCAACACGTTGTGTGTTGAAAAACTTACGTGTAATCTTTTGGCCTTCAATAAATGCAGTACCGCCTGTAACAGCATATACCAAATAATTATCATCCGCAGAATCATTTTCTACGGAAAGACTTAATTCACCACTGGTACTTCTTTCGATAAAATTACCACTTATTGATTTTGTGCGTTGATTTATTAGATCGCCAACATAATTTAGATTATTGTCTTTTGTTTTTACAAGAGTAAATAATCCTTTGGTTACATGATATAGTTCAAAGAATGTAGAACCTGCTGGCGCTTGTGATTTAAGACCCAATGTAAGAGTAATTTTATATCTGTCGGCACCAGGTGATGTGAGGTTTGGTGTGGTGCCAGAATTATCATATAGTGCTACATTGTCGCCAGAAGTAATTATTTCTTCATTTACTCTAAAACCAACAATACCTGATCCTGTAGAAGAATACTTATCAATAACTAACGTTTGGGCTTCAACCATTATCATATGGCCGGCTGCGTATGATTCAAAGCGAGGAGTATCAATAAGAGTACAGGTACCTACAACATCAGTACCAACTTTTATAGTTACCGATCCCTCATCTGTTGTAATAGTGGCGCCCGCTTGGAATCTTAAAGAATTAAGTTCGGGAGTTGTAGATGACGTATCAACGTTTGGTTCACCTTTACCCATTTTTACAATAAGTGTATCAGGGTCTGTGACTACCACACCATTACGAGTTACGGTTTCTGATGGTATAACAGCCTTTACAGTTGCATATAATGTTCCATCTGTAATTTCTGTGCCAACCAAAGCTGACGGCGTTGCAATGTTTGAAAGGTTTTCTAGTTTAATAAATGTAAAAGCACCTTCATTAGGACCAGATGCAAGACTTACGTTAGTATTAAGAATTGCGCCTTCATTAAAAAGATATGTTGCAATACGTGCAATCTCAGATTGAATAATAGTCTGCATCTGAGTAAGTTCACGAGCCTGCAAAGCACGACCATTATTAAACAATATACGATGAAAGTGATCACTGTCTCGATAGTCATCATTATACTGACTTAAAAATGTAGTTTGTGTATATTGAGTAGCCATGTTATACCTTTAAAGTTGTATTACAAGTTTGATGTCTTCAGTACCAAGTCTGTTACGTGTTGTTGCAGGTTGGTTGTTGATGAAAAGTACTTCACCAGAGTAATTATCTATATCAGGATTAAATGATGTATATCCATTTGCGCCTGCACCTGTGGGTAGGGTATCAGTGTTATAGATACCAAAAATAGATGTAGTACTCAGGTCATTGTTACCATCAATGGTGACTGTTTCTCCTGAATCAAACGGTGTAAATCCTGTATATTCATCTTGGTGGTACCATAATGTATCTGAATCATCATACCATGTTAAATAAGCTTTGGCACCGGCATTTGTGCCAGTGGTTTGATTAATAAGTGTATTATCACTAAATGTTAATGCATATCCAGTAGATGGATCTCCAGTTGCACCTGTTGGCTTTGGAGAAATACGTAATTTTTTAAGTCCTAAACCCTCAGCTGTAGTAAACTGAGCATTTGATCCATATTGTTTTGGATTTTTAATAAGACCAATTTGTTTATAGTTTTGGTCAATCACAAACTTACCGTTTTGAGCGCCAGTAGGTTTAACGTTAAACATAATAGCTCTGCTTTTAAGATCAACTGTAGGGTCGGCACCCATACCAGAGTCTTGAGCAAATACAGGATAAATTGTGGGTGCAGCTCCAGACACCAGATAAGTATTGTCAATTGCTACATTGGCGTATTTGTAATTACTGCCCATATAGTTTAACAAACTGCCGTAACCTGCTGCCCCTGCATTGATTGAGTCTCCTACCTCAACAGCCACAATTGTTGCGTTTCCTGAAGTTGATGACATAATAGGTCTTGCTGTAGCACCAGTACCATTTCCAACTACAGTCAAAGATGGCGCTTGAGAATATTGTGCCGCAGCACCACTTTGGTTAGCAACAACTCTATATCCAATAATTTGACCGGATATGGCTGCATCCTGTACAGCTTTCTGCGGAGCTTCAGGTGCAGTAGCGGCTGCAGAATCTACATACTTTACGGGCATCCATGTATCAGTAAGATAGTTGTTAGCATCAGTTGTTGTAATAGTATAAAGATATTTCCACACATATCCATCTGACTCAATAGGCAATGTAGTGTCAGTATGATCAGGTTTTACCGTTGACTCAACATGTGTACCAACTGCGTTTTTACCATGCCTGATACAAACATATACATTGTTATCATTTGTACGGACATAATATCTTGGATTCTGTTGAAGATTATCAGCATATTGAAAATACTTAGTATTAGTACTCCAGGTTTCAATAGGCACGACAAATGATACAGCTTCGGCCAATTTTACAGATTGAAGAGACATTCTAAAACTACGTTCATCCCAATCAGATGGATCTGGATCATATACTGTGTTTGTACCCCCTATTTCTACATTATAGGGTTGAGATTTACTTAAACCAATGTAATAGTAATTATTTGAATCACCAATGTTTTCAGCATTGTATTGATCAAGCAAATCCTGTATAAAAAGTTTTTTTAATTTTTTAGTAATAATTGCTACCATGGTTTATCTCTTATGTAAATGTTAAGTATGTAGATGTTGGATCGTTAAGAACTATCCATTCAGTTCCATCCCACACTAATGATGCTGATCCATACCTTGCTACAGCAAATGTATTATGTGGTCCTAAATTACTACCTGTCTTAGTAATTGTTGCCGTGCCTGTGTTTTTATTGACAAAGGTTTTCTTTTGACCTACTGTAGTACCATTTGGCATGGTTGCGGCAATTGATGCGCTGTGATTAAAAATAGTAAGAGGCGATTTCATATATGCTGCTAGTGTAGGAGCAGCAGAATCAATAGAATTATTACCTAATACTAAAGATGAATTAAGATTAATTTGTCCAGTACCCTTAGCATTAATATCTAGGCCTACGTTAGTATCACTACCCACAGCAGCAATTTTTGGTTTATTACTTGTTGCTGCATTAGAAACCTGAATTGAATTAGCCGAACCTACTGTTACAAATCTAATAATGTCAGATCCTGCAGAATCTCTTAGGGACTGTTGAATATTGGGTCTATAAATTGTCGGACTAGTAAGTGTTTTATTGGTTATGGTTTGTGTATCGGTCGTACCAACCACAGCACCAGAAGGAATTGCTTTAGCAGAAGCTGCACCATCAACAACTCCAGAACCATTAGTAATTACAAAACTAGAAGCTGGCAACCCGGATATATCATTATCATCCGCACTAATAGTTTTATTAGTAATTGTCTGCGTTGCAGTATCAACTAATAATGTACCACCGGCATTTGGTAAGTCTATAGATACAAGCGCCGCACCCTCAACAAAACCTAGTCTTGTATTGTATGACAATCCCAAGAAGGTAACACCACTATCGGTTAGTCTTGTCGATCCACCAACGTCACCACCAACAGTTGAATACAACTCGGCAAAGTTTTCATTTATTTTGGTACCTGCAATACGTAATGTATCTCCTGTACCATCATTGGCAACTGTGCCTGTGTTAATAATTTGTCTAGCCATTTATTTGCCTACTAATTTTCTTTGTATTATTTATACTACCACCACTGAGTAATTCCGTGATAACCTATAGAATCTGTGCCAACCAATGCCCTACCTACAGAATCAAAATCATTTATACTATCATATCTTGTATACCATTTATTTTGATCAAACCTAGAAGTAAGAACACTTGGTTGTGATAAAGTATTGTATGGTAAAATATGTTCACGAATCCAATTATCTTGTTCAAAGGTATTAGTATTATTGCCTTCTTTAAAATTTAAAATCGCTTGTACATCAGCACCTTCTATAGTAGCTGAATTTGTAATATCTGCTTTTTGATAAATTCCAACCAATTCCTGTAGAAAAGACCAACGTTCTGGTAAAGTAACAGCTCCATTTACCAATGATGTTATTTGAGCTGCAACACTATCATAAAATCCATAACCATATTCATCATTATCCATAGATACAGCGTCACGATATTCAGGATCATTTAAAGTATCACTATCATCAAAGGTTACACCACTTGGACCAAACAGCTCATCTAAGTCTAAACCCTCAAATGATTGCAGGTCATAATTTTGCAGTTCATCTATTCTTTGATATACAACTTGTCTTCGGAATCCCATTACTCTTCCTCGATTGTTGTTACACTTACATATGCATCAGGCTGCGTAGTAGCAATTGATGTTGAAGCTGTAAATGTAGTGAGTTCCTCACCGGGTCCAAATTCCATAGTATAACTTATACCCTCTTCCTCTGAGAATGGTGTAAATATACCGACATTAGTATCACCGTCATAATCCCAGTTTTCATTTACAACCTCAATAAGAACCTCTGATCCAATATAAAAGCCTGCTGGGTGGGCAAAAAGTTTATAAACATCAACCCACTGGTCAATAGGAATATTAACTCTAATCAAAATTGAAAGTACTTGATATAATTTATCATCAGTAATATATTTAAAAGATTCGGGCCCGAGTGTTGAAGCTGGTTGTTTAACCTGTTCGCCATTAGTATTTGTGGCGTTTAATTCATAATCAATTTCAGGTCCAACTTTGAAAATACTTTCTTTAGGATAAATGATCACCGGGTCTACACCAAAGAATCCCCTAAAAAATTGTTCAATGGAATACTTAGTACCTTTAGAACGATATAAAAGATTGCTAAATTTTATGGCTTCTCTTTTATTGAGGAAACCACCAAAGTAGGCATTACCTAATAATAATTCATCTTCTAAAAATTCAAGCAAAGATTCTGAAACAATAGTTACATCTCTTTTTTCATTTAGTCTGTGTATCTTATCTTCAAAGCCATCCTGCTTATCTAACCACTCATAGTATAGTTCCAATAAACGAATTAGCTTAGGATAATCATCTTGAAAGTAAGCAGGCAGAAGTTTTTTTACTTCAGACCTGTGAAGATTTAAATTATTTCTTTTATTGTCTAAAAGTGTCTTATCGCCCGAATGACTCATTTAGTTCTCCGCTGTTACCAATACAGCATTCACCGAAGATCTATTTGGATCATAAACCAAAAGATCGTTTCTAATTGGTGTAATGGCGCTTTGGTTTGCAGGTACTGCAGACAATGCTATTTGAGTATCAGTGCCTGAAATAGTAGATGGGATAAAGTAATCAACGGTTACTTTGTTATCCTGCCAGGTACCAACACCCTCTAATACGGTGAGCCCTGAACCGGCATTAATAATATTGATTGTTCTACTGTTAAGAGCATTTCTCAATTGGCAATTAATACCTTTATAAACAAAGGTATTACTTGTTATAATATATTGATTATTGTCAGGTTCCGCTAATGGCACTGGATATATAATTTGTTGTACATTTGATATAGCGGTCGTTGACAGTGTAGTGCGAATAGATGTATAGTTCTGTGATGAGAAATCTAAAAGGAAATTGGCAGCGCCATTATAGTTTCTAGAATTTACTAGTTTAACAACATAATCAAGTTCGGCACCTGTAAGATTGCCAGTATCAGTAATATTATTAATTACAGTTACTAGGTTAGGATTAGTTGGGGTAAATCTTCTCTGCATTCTAATATCAGCACGAGATGATAGTACAGCAGTGTTTACATCATCAATCAAGGATAACATATTTGATCTTCTAAATGAACTATTAAAAACACCCGTATTATTAGTAAAATAATTGCCGACTACTGTGTTTACTTCATCTTTTACAGTATTAGATGTTTTATCGGTTTTGGTTGGGTTGAATTGGAAATATGTGTCAACCTCAATAAAAGTAGTAACAGGATCTGCAAATCTTAGATTAAATGATGCTACAGCAAGTTGTTCGGCAAGACTTACTATACCTTGTTTAACTGATTGTATTGTATTATCTGAAATACCATCCTCAAATAGTATAGAAGTGAACACGGCACCAAATTCAGGCTGAGCTGCATCTTCACCACCCCAAGAAATAATATCCTTAATGAGTGAGGAATAGTTTTTAAGAATCAAAGACGAATAGTCAGCAGCTGTCACCATGCGGTTTTGAGATGCATATGAGAATGGAGCATTTTTTCTAATTGATTCTATAGATTCTTTTGGCTTGCCACCAACACTTCTTTGAAGGGTTGTAGTAATCAAATCAACTGTAATTGAATTATCACCACCTGTTGTATATTGCTGCGCAGCAGTAAATCTATTAGCACCATTCGCTTCAGCTCCTGAAGTGGAAAGATAAATCACTTCTATCTTAGCACCAGATGCAGGAGCAATACCAAACGTATTACCATCACCAAAAGACAATTCAAAATAACCATTAGGTGATTCTCTTAAGATGTAAACTTTGGTACTTGCGTTAATAGTAGTTGCATTAAGAATATTTGTATAGTCTGTAAATTCACTTGAAGTAGCATCTGGATAAACCCTTACGGTAACACTATCGGCAAATAAACCTGTATCTGGAATTACGTATACGGGATTATCCTGATATTCACCTACAAGAAATGTTTTGGTTTTAAGTGTGCCTTCATAAATTGTAATTTCATTAAGACCAAGATCAGTTTTAAATTCATAAAAACCATTTCCATCATCAGTAGCAACATATGGCTCAATTGTAAGAAATGTATATGTTTCATTATCAACCGTTGCATTAAACTGAGTATAGGCCGGAAGAGTTACTGGTGATTCACGTGGTGTAGTAGAAGTTGTATAATATACTCTAACACGACCCTGAGAAGCTGTTGCAGAGTCGGGTATGTAACCAATGCCTTCTGCCAAAGAG